GCATGCGAAGGTCCCGCCGCATATATACTATATATCGGCAGAAGCGCGTCACCATACTGCAGCGATTGTTTTGCTTTAGTATTACTTAACGCGTACGTATCGAAGACACCTCCCTCGAAGCCTTTTTGTGACCAGGCTTTCCGAATACGGAGTGAATAGGACCCAATCAAGTGTCCATCTCCGTATCCAGCAGGACCCCATAGCTGCAGGTCGCGTGGGATAAATTGCAATACGTAGGCTGCCAAGTCAAACCGGCAGTCCAGCACAAAGAAATTGTGCATTGCAAAAAGTGCCTGCCCAGACATGGTTTTCTTCATGTAAAATGGGCGAATATCAACTCCCTTGTAGTAGTCAGCTCCACAAGACTCACGAAAAGGGCCATCCCAAAACGATTTTTCGAGATTAATCGAAAAACCACAAAAGGAGAAGACCTCTAACACAAGTTCCTGCATAGATGGAGACGGCAGCAAGGTACCACCTTCTGAGAAGATTTCCCAGTCGATAGTACGTGGATCTTGCAACCAGTTTACGGGACATATGATATCGTCACCGTAAATACTCACCTGTGCAGTTGGCGCCCCGATGTAACGGCAACACCCCATGATGAGTGCCCAGAAAATCAGGCTCTCTAACTCAAAGGTGTAACCGTTGCCCATGGAACTCCATTTCTGGAGGTCAATGAGATCGCCCTTGTAGTCCACTTGCGCTGTGCGCAGTGAACCCAAAAGCGATGCCCACTGATAATTACCCAGGATATCGGTCAACAGATAATCCACCAGCTCGAAAGCCAGTGTATCACTTGCTGAAGATAGGTCGATCGTTGCTAGACGACCTGTTATAGAGCCTTCACGTGCCAATCGCTGATTGCGCGTCTGGTCGTTTAAGTTCTGACCTACCCTACCGAGCCGTTCCCGAATGTAAGTACCATAGCCCTTTTGGAGCATGGAATTCAGGATTGGCTCAACTATAATTCCCCTTCGGGTTTTATAGTTTTTGGGGACGAACTGAAGTTTCCCCGGTTCGTACTGAACCGGTACAGTAACACGATCAAGGTGATCTTCTAGCCGAGAAAGCAAACACAAGGTTAGGTCCATCGAAGCGGCTTCGCCGCCATAATAGTCCAACTCCCCGTTCTTAACTTCTTCAGCGAAAAGACGGTCTTCGGTACCACCAGTGACTACTAACTTTGTCACGGTGCCGTCGTCCCATACGATCTCCTTTGGAGTCCAACTTTCGTCATCTTCCATCAGAGCATCAAGCGTTGTTTGTAACAACGGCAAGATGTCGTACATCTGTTCTATCGGTTTTCCTTTGTAAGGATCCTGATAGCACCTTCGTGCTTCAACCCAATGGGGAAACTCTGAGAGCCAGTGCGAAATGCCTGGAACCAGTTCCTTACTACACACTAATGGGCTTTCAAGCTTCCACCTTGCGGAGGAGGCTTTTGCCTTAACACTCGTACTTGCGCCGGGACCGAAAGCAAACTTCTGCTCGGAGATCTTTGGCACCTTTCCCAAACACCGATGGATTTCTTGCTTGGCATTTTGTAAAACACGCCAAACACGTGGGGGGATTTGTTTTCCACCCACAACCATCGATGCCCGAAAACGGGCATTAACCTCTTTGCAGCTTGCTTCGGCCTCCTGGAACTTCTTGAGTGCAGCATTCTCACGATCAATTTCAGACCGGAGATTCTCCCACTTCTCGACTAGTGCTCTGCACTGTCTTGCAGCGATGAGTTCTGCTGTAGATCCTGACTGGTGATCGATTCGTAAACCGGCCAGCCCAAGAGGGTCATTATCAAGGCGATAAGCCCTGATTTCAGACGCCCACGGACCGCTTTCTTGTTCCAGAATTTCGACGAGTCCCCAGAGGAACTTGAGGTGCTGTTCATACGTTGCTTCCTCTAACCAGTTACTTGATACGGTAAACATATGTTTTCCTTAATCGCCTTATCGGCGCAAGTGATTGAAAATGCTCTAAAACCCTAAGGGGTTGTACGGAGTTTCCGAAGCTTCGAGTGAGTTTTATCGACCAATTTTACAAGGTCGTTCGCTCCAAGCTCTTCCCAGCCGGCTGGCAATGTAACGCCATACCGACCGTGAAGGGTTTTCAACTGACACACGCATAATTCGCGCGTAATCGAGTCTATCCGAACAACAGCCGGTGGGTCTCCTACGGCTGCCACTGGTTATTACTGTGGCTGTTCGTCGTAGATCAAAAGCGTGCGAGCGGGGTTAGTAGCGTTTTTGAACGCGTTACCCGTACCCGCAGTTGCGTCACCAAGGAGGATGTTAACACCCATCTTAGTTACGTCTGCTTTTTGAGCGGATGTGGCTCGAGAATGTGCATACAGCACCCCGTGGAACACCAGGACGTGTGCAACTTTCGGCGGTGCTACATTGCCGTCTGCTGCTGCGCCCGAAGCTTGTTCCATTACGGGAACTTCGAGTTTTACCAACTTACGCGACAGACCGGATTTGCCAGGCTTGTCCACCACGAGGGTGGTCTTCGCCAAAGCATTCATGCTCTTCGCCGCGTCTCGCTCGATCCAAACAGCGGGATTTTGCGAAGCGGGTTTCAAAAGCATGGCAACCGGTGTGGCAGCGTCGTTGTAAACGGTGATATCCGTCATTTGGGCCATTTAAGGCTCCTTTCCAGAAGTAAGACGAAAGCGGGTTTGGAACACCGTCTTCGTTAGGCAAATTTGCCTGTTGGATTGAAAG